AGAAAACGCTAACAGAACAGCCACAGAAGTAATGGAAATGCAGGCAGAAAAGGCTGCAGTCATGGGGAGTATTACCTCACGCATAGAAAGTGAGTTTTTTGATCCTCTGTTTGACCGATACTATGAAATAGCACTGGAGCAAGGATGGCTGCCACCGCCTCCGCCTGAATTGATAGATATGCTGGCAGGGCAAGAGCTCAAGGTGGATTACGTCGGTCCGATGACACAAATTCAAAGCCGATTCTACTCTAAACAATCAGTAGATCAGCCAATGCAGCGACTATTACAGTTTGCTCAGTTTTTCCCAGAAATGCTTGACGTTATCGATTCAGACGCACTCGGGCGTCATATGGCGAATGATTCAAGCCTTCCCCAGGACATCATCAGATCCAGAAGGGACACAGAGGCGATACGTCAGCAGAGAGCACAGATGCAGCAGGCACAGATGCAAGCAGAGGTGGGACAGAAGAGCGCTAAGGCAGCGAAGGATCTTGGAGATACAGATCAGCCAAACCTACAGAAGATGATGCAGGAAGCTGCAGGAGTAGCACGTGAATGATACGTACATTGAGCAGATAAACCAATTGTACCGCAAGGTATTCTCCAGCGCAGAAGGACAGAAGGTATTGCTGGATATCCTGAATGATTGCGGGTATTTCTCCCTGGAGGACATGACAGATCCGGCCGACTTTGCACGGTTTAACGTAGGGAGAAGGATATTGGGCAAGTGCAGTGTATTTGAGCCGGTATATGCAAAGAAAATTGTTGAAGAGACGATACATACTACAGATCCACGGCAGTGGTTGAAAAATCTTTTCACGCTGCCGATAAGGAAAAAGCACATGAAGGAAGATAAGGAGTAAAAAACATGTTGAGTAAGCTGCAGGTGCTATTAGCACCAGACGGTGACGACGGCGGAGGGACGCTGCTTGGCGACAATCAACCTGATGGTGGAGGCGACAACACCCAGGGAGGGAGTGAGCAAGAGCCGAACAACAACGGAGAACCGGCGAACAATCCCCAGCAGGGGAAAGGGAGCGACCAGCCTGGATGGGTATCGGGATTGCCGGAAGATCTGAGAGGTCATGACATTCTTCAGGGATGTCAAAAACCAGGTGATTTCGTAAAAAAAGCAATCGATATCCAGGACAAACTATCCAGGGCGGCAGCTGTAAAACCGAAGGATGATGCACCCGCTGAAGAGTGGGATGCATATCGCAAAGAATTAGGGATTCCAACAAAGGCTGAGGATTACAATCTGCCGGAGACAAACAGCAAAGAATTTGCAGATCAGTTCCGCAAAGTTGCGCTGGAAGCAGGGCTGTCCAACGATCAGGCGAAGGGCGTATTTGATAATCTGAATAAACAGATCCAGAGTGCTGCAGACATGGTAAAGTCCATGAACGAACAGGCGAGGCAAAAATCAATTGATGATCTCAAGAAGGAGCACGGAGACAACTATCAGCAGGTCATTGATAATGCTAGAAACACTCTCAAGAAGTATGCAACAGAAGAGGACTTTAAGTACATCGACGAAGCAGGCTACGGAAACGATCCGGGACTTATTAATATGCTGAACAGAGTTCACGCCACCATAGGCGATGCAGCGATGATCCCAGGACAGCAGCAGACCGGTAACGATCAGGACGAGTGGTCAAAGAGGTTCCCTAATTCTCCTAAATATTGAAATTTAATAGGAGAAACCTATGGCAACAATACTACCGCATCAGCTCACATTGAGTGAGCAGATCAAACAAACTGGACCAGATGGTAATCTCATGGAAGTGGTCAACACGCTCGAAGAAACCAACGAAATGGACCTCGATGCAGTGTACATGCAGGCCAACGAGAGATTTTCCCATCTGAATTCTAAGGTTCTGTCTCTCCCAGAAATCGGCAAACGGCGTATAAACCGTGGTGCTGCCGGAGGGGTAGGACGCACCATACGAGTGAGAGAGTTTATCCAGATCTTTGAGGCACGGCCAAAGATAGATACGCTGCTGCTCCAGAGCGAAGACAATCCTACCGAGGTACGACTGAACCAGATCATGATGTTCTCCGAGGCTCTTGCACAAGAGAAGGCGACAGCACTGATGTACGGAGACAACGAGGATGACAGTGAAGAGATCAACGGATTTCTCACACGCTACAACGATACATCACTGTCTAATGTATTTGACATCGGCGGATCAGGGAACGAAACAGCTTCTCTGCTCCTGGTAGAGTGGAACAAAGGCCGTTGTAATCTTGTCTATCCGAAAGCTGTCCCGGGGACAAAAGAGAATCACGGGATCCTGGCCGAGGACAAGGGTGAGCGTGAGGTAACAGACGATGATGGAAACACCTACGATGCTCTTGTGTACATGCTGCGATTGGCGTTCGGTATCAATGTTATTGATGACCGATGTGTTCAGCGGCTGGTTAACATTGAGAGCACCGGCACGTCAGACAACCTCCTCGACACCGGAAAGATCAACAACCTTGTGCTGGCGATCAATAAACTTCCGAGCAAGGGACGCAACGCAGTAATCTACTGCAACGCTGATCTGAAAGCACAGTTTGACATCCACGGGTTAAATAATCTGCTTGGATGTACCGTGGTGAAGGACACAACCGGTGCGCCGGTGACAATGTGGCAGAACCGGATTCCTATCCGGCTCATGGATGCGATGCTCTCTACTGAGTCAGCTATCTAAGGAGGATACTATGGCTAAGAAACCATTTTTCATTTATGACCAGCTGGACAATTTTACCTTTGTCCAGACAACTAGTGGTGACACAGTTCAGGCATTTGACGCCTCGGTAGATGACATCGAAGATAATACAGATACAGAAACTGATGTGCTCAATCTTGGCGCTGCATCACCGAATTACCTGGGACAGAGTGTATACATCACTCCTGTGAAAGACACGAACGATGAAGGCATTGAAAATTCAGGTGATGATACCGTGCTCTTAATTGCAAAGCTGTATGATGGGGCTTCAACTTCACCTTCAGAAGAGCGAGGAAGAGCAACGCAGATAGTTGCGCAAGAGACACTCGAAATTCCGCTGCCAGAAGATGTGAAACAGTACATCATGGTAGGGGTACGATCTGACGGTGGGGAAGGAAGCGCACACATCGACGCCGGAGCAGTAGAAGTGTACATCGGTCCGTCTGGTATGAAGGGGTAATGCATGAAATTACTGTGTACCGAAAAGTGCTGGATAGACGGTAAACTGTATAGGGATGGAAAGTTGTATGAATTTACTAAAAATCCCAACCCTAGCAGGTTTATCGTATCTCAAGAGGAACAGCCGCTTATCAAAACGACTCTGAAAGAAGAGAACAGAGATCTGGGGCTGACGCAGGAAGAATACGACATGATTGTTGAGCACAGGGCAAAAAAGAAAGATGAAAAGAAACCTGTGCAAAAGAAGCCTGCACCCTCGAAGAAGTAATCCGGCTAAACTACGGCAGGGGCAGCAATGCTCCTGCCTTTTCCCTAGTGTGAGGAGGACGGGGGATGACACACTTAGAGATTATTAATAAAGCTCTTGCCTACGTCGGTGAGTCATTACTGGATGATGCGGACGGGAGCGATGATACAACTACTACTGTGCTGCTGTTTTATTCAGGAGCATGGAAAGCACTGTTATCACACTATCCCTGGAACGCGTTCTTGGTAGAAGAGTCCATCGAAGGCGAAGAAGACGACGAAGTTCTCGGATACGAGTTTGCTGTGCCTTCAGCATGTCTCCGGTTATTCCAGATACTTGATATAGACTATGCTCAGGCGCATGATGTACACAGGCGTGGATCTAAGCTCTATTCCCAGGTATATGATGAGCTCATACTGGTATATACGTCGGCAGAAAACCTGTTGCCTGTCACAGACTACTCAGATGACATATCAATATCATTTCCCGAATACCTCGCTGAATGTGTGTCCCTACGGCTTGCCAGTGATATAACCTTCAAGCTGACGCAATCGCCTAATTTGCAATCTCAGCTGCAGAACAGGTACCTCGTATCTCTTCAGGAGGCAATGTCTAATGAAAACCGTGGACGAGGCGGTGAGCGACTGTGGGGAAGGAGAATATACGTAAATGAGTATGATCGACTTTACTAGAGGGGAATTATCACCCTGGCTGAGATACCGATCCGATCTCGAAGTATACCACAAGGGAGTGGAAGAGCTGGAAAACTTTCTTCCTGTTCCCTCTGGAGGGCTGATACGCAGACCTGGGTCACAAGTGCTGGAATTATTATATGACTCCGACACACCCCCGGCAGTGAGGCTGTTTTCCCTCGGCGCAACGGGCTTTGACTTTGATATCCCCGCACCTAGCGAAGATTCAACTGTGGATATTGGAGACGCCACATATACGACTGATAACCGTATCCACGATATACCGAAAGACGATGAGATAGAAATCATACTCGCATTTACTGAATATGGTGAAGATGACGATATCATCGCATACTGGATAAATACTCCTACTCGTATCCCAGCATTTTACCAGCGTATCTGGAATTATGACGAAGATGATGAAGAATACCTAAGGCCGGAGATAGATTTTGACGATACTCGATCTGTTCGTGTTGTCCAGGTAGAAAACAGTGTATACATCATTTCAAAGACGCAAATATATCGGCTGTATTGGGACCGAGAAAAAGTTACGCCTACATGGGACTCAGGAACTACGTACGAAGAACGTGATGTAGTGAAAGCAGCAGTAGGAACTACCTACTACTACTTTGAATGCATTGAAGAGAATACAAACAATGATCCAACCGATGAAGGATCACAGGCTTTCTGGAGGATCACCTATTGTCCGTATCTGTCCTGGGAAATCGTATCCCCCCGTGTAGGGCATGAGTTACTATCCGGCATCGGTACCACAGAGGATCCATACGAATATAACACAAATAAAACATGGGCCTCAGATACAGAATACAAGAAAGGTGATGTTGTTCTGTTTGACAGCAAAGTATTTGAATGCCATGAAGCAATGACAACAGAAAATATTGGAACAAAAACGCCAGCACACGAAGACTACTCAGACTACTGGACCGACCTTACGACAGATCATCCTATTTCCCCAGCAGACGATATTGCTGATGAAGACAGAATTTACAAGCGCAGCACCTTTGCCTTCAGGGAAGAGGCGGTACCACGTGAAATGGTAGTGCACCACAACCGCCTCATCTTTGCCGGATCATCAATACGTCCGAGTACGATACATGGATCTGAGGTTGCACACTATCTGAATTTCGGCGCAGGAGAAAACGACAACGAACCCTGGATCTTCACGCTATCAGGTGACAGAGTAGGTAGGGTCCTCTGGATGACCGTCACAGACCAATTGTATCTTGGTACATCAGGAGGCGTATACGCTGTATCTGGAGTGATTACCCCGAATCAGTTTATGCTGCGCAAAGTCACCAGCCATGCTGCGTCTACTATCAAGGGGGTTACAGCCGGGGGATCCATCATATTCTTTCATCAGGACAAAAAAACGCTGCGGGAAGTAGAATATGCAGACCAGGCAGAGAATTATCAAGCACTGAATCTTACGGTATACAGCGATCATCTGTTTGAAGATTATGATGCCATTAAATTGGTCGTGGTGAACGATCCGCAGGTTATTATCTGGATACTACGAGCAGACGGAACTCTTGTGTCTCTGTCATACGAGAAAACCGTGGGAATGTACGCCTTTGCACGACATGAACTACACGGCTTCATCTATGACATTGTGCCTACAAAAGCGAATGAATTATTTGGTGTACTGAAAACCAACGAAGGTGTTAATCAGCTTATCAGAATAGGAGATATAAGCCTTGTAGGTGACGAAGACGAAGAAGATACCACAACCTTAAAAGATTTTTGCTTAGATGGACTTATGACATTTGTAAACACCGATACCACAAACGAGTTTAAAGCCTACATAGCAAACGAATCATTTTTCGATTGGCTAATAGAAAATGGATTTTCAACGATAACAGACATGTTTGACTGGACCTTGGCGGTTGACGCTTCAGATGAAGATCTTGACGGAAAGATAGAAGACTGCGGTCTTAACTATCTTGATGAAATACCCTCTCTTGATCTTTCTGATAACAGTTTAGAAGGCACAATAAAATCAAATCTCACAAACCTTATGTCAAACTATGCTGGAGCTGCAGAGATAAACTTATCAGGGAATCCAATAACAAACTGGGACTTAGACGAAGTACCAGACACCTGGACCGTCATTAACCTTGCCAACACTTCATTTTCCCAAGGGCAGACAAAAAAGATCATAGATTCTGTATATGACAGTCAGGCTACCACACCACGAAATGGTACTCTGGACCTTACGGGGCTAGGAGTAATTGAAAGCGGATATGGGCTGGAAGAACTAGTATCCCTCAAAGGTGATGGGTGGACAATAACAATTGATAATGCCGCAGGATGGGACAGCGAACAGGTATCGTTTTCAGGGAATGAGAATGACAGTGGATCTCCCCCGTCTGCTATGAGTTGTCTGTATATGGCAGAAATTACCCTTCCAGATGAAAACACATTAGAAAAAACAGATCATGATTTCATTGGATGGTCAGAGAATAGCGATAGTGGATCAGCTGAATACGTACCCGGGTCGACGTATAAGAAAACGTCAGAATCCAATGTAACATTATACGCTATTTGGATACCGGCGAACGGCGTAAACTATAATGGAAACGGATCTGACGGGGGAAGTGTACCAGTAGATGGGAACACGTATAATCCTGGTGATACCGTAACCGTTGAATCAAACACCATGACCAGAACCGGACACACATTCCAGTACTGGACAACAGACCAAGCTGGTAATAATGCTCCCCTCTATCCAGGCGATACATTTGAAATGGGTTCGTCTGCAGTAGTGCTGTATGCTCAGTGGTCCATAAATAGCTATACGTTAACGTTTAATTCTAACGACTCTTATAAAGGGACTTCCCCGTCTTCCATGACAGTAGATTATCAAGAACAAGCTACAGTGCCTGCTCCGACAACAACATTGTTTAAAAGAGTATCTTACTCATCAGGGTATAGACACTACATTTTTNGAATACACAAAGTGACGGAAGCGGAACAGATTATGAGGTCGGAAGTTCCTATCTGATGCCCGCACAAGACGTAACACTGTATGCGAAGTATAGGGATTTAGTATTAGGAGACGAGGCACCTTTTTCTGACGGATGTGTAGTTGTGTATGATTATGGTAGCTATAAAAATAGACACTTTCCCTACCAGGATGATGATGAAACCTTATATGTACGCTATATAACTGCTATGCCAGAAGATATAGCTTATACGTATGGTGACACATACCAAGCTAGCGAAACGTATGTAGATTGGAATGGGGATTATTATTACTGCCTTCCCTCAAAAGACATGTTGTTGGAAGTATTGACGAGTGGACACGTTCCAAATCTGGATCGCCCGGAATATTGGACGGGGTGTTTTAGAATTGATGTAATTTTATGGTGGTCTGTTAAATACGCTTACTACATTAAAGTAAGCGACAGTACAAAAAGAGAAACAGAAGACTACAAATCGATAAAGAAGGGCGTTCGATTATTCAAGGGGTTTTAGATGGGAACAGTAAACTGTAAAGCATACGGAGTAGTAGGAGAACCCAATCTCTATGAAGGTATGGAAGTATATGTTCTCTACTACGATGAAGACAGAGGATGGGTGATAGAGGAAGGAGTAGTAGAAAGCGGTCAGGTAGAGATTGATTCAGACGGGCCTCTCACAGATCAAACCTACTACATCGGGCTGAAATATACCTCTCTCATAAAAACGATGCCGATTAGACAGCAAGGGGAATTAAATAAACGGGGGCGTGTATCCCACGTAGATGTGTATCTAAATGAATCCAGAGGCGGGCAAATAACCATCGGAGACGAAGAGAAATCCTTTACGGATGACATCAAGGATAATACAAGCAAATCTACGGGGCGTAAACGTACTACTATTGGAAGCGGATACAAGGATGAGATATTTGTGCAGATAGAGACTGAGGAGTTATATGCACTCAATATATTGGGTATAGACGTGAAGTATAGGCAGTACGAGGAGTGATGTATGGATCCATTTACAATAGCTGCGCTGCTGTCAGTTGCCTCTGGCGGCATAAACATAGCTGGTCAGATCATCGGAGGCAAAGCTGAGCGAGACAAAGCACGCACAGAAATGAATCGGTCCAGGACACAACAGCAATGGCAGAAGCAACAGGCTGACTGGCAAAAACAGCAGGTAGGATATCAGATTGAAGACACCGAACGGCAAAGAGACAGAGAAGCAGCTTCCCTACTTACCCAATCGTATGCTCAAGGCATAGGGGGACCATCTGTTTCAGCTGGTATCAGCACTACGCTTGGAGAATTTAACAGAGCTATTTCACGGCTGAGTGAACAGCAGGATCAAATAGATACGCAGAAAGGATGGATTGATACGCAAACCGGCTGGGCTCAGGATGACACAAACACGTTTCTCAAGCAATCTAAAGTGAACCAATGGCTTGGGATTGGCGGATCACTGTTAACAACAGGCTCAAATGTCTATGGAATGGGCTCACAAGCCGGATGGTGGGGTAAAACAAACACCTACACGCCGTTATATGGTACCGGTAGTTCAGTGTACGGGGCAAGTAGGGGGTAGCTATGAAAATAGATGTCAGCGCAGGATTACAAAGCCTTGCACAAGGGATGCAAAACGTTTCAAGCACCTTTGCAAATCAGGCATATGCAGCGCAGCAGAAGCAAGAACAAGCAACTGCTCTCAGATATTCTTCAGCACGGCAACGCAGACAGATAGAACTCGATTCTTACGTGTTTAATCAGCTGAATGACATGAAGAGCAATTGGGCTGCAGAGGGGTTTGACAGAAGCAATGCGGTTAACAATCTTCTTGACAGCATAGATACCTATTGGAACGACAATAAAGAACGCTGGTTTGATGATGAACGCCACATAGCACAGTTTGAGAGTGAAATCGTTCTGCCCATGATGTCAAACGCTCAATCTCAGGTGCAGGAAGTGATAGCAGACTATGATATAGAAACTGCAGTCGCAACATACGAGAACAATATTGATACCCTCGTTACCTCTGTAAGTAAAGGTGCTAATCCTTCCTCTGCCTGGAGCCAGGTTAAAACATCACTTAACGATTTATCATCTGTTCAGGCTATTAGTGATGATGACAGAGAATCTATATTGGGTTCACAGGCGAACCAGATTAACGGCAATTTCATTCGGTACAGTCTCTATAATCTTGTAGAAACAGGCAGATACAGTGAATCAGAACTGTTAAAAATAATTGATACTATCAATGACCCCAGTAAGCTCAAAGAAGATTCAGATGAACCGTGGATGAGGCAAGCAAATATTATTCACCGGAACCTCGTCAGTACAGAAGAGTATGAACCAGATATGGAAGGCGGAGTACCGGACACCTTCAGCATTCAAGAGAAAGAGGAGCTGAAAGATTTTGCAAAAAGTGTCATGGGTATACATCGGAATCAAGAAAAAGAACAGGTGAATTCAGCTCTAAATAATCTGTTTGAAGAATACAACAAGAGAGTTGAGCAAGAACCGGATTCAATCACCTTAGAGTGGTTTGATACGATGGTAAAAGATGATCCTGTTCTGCGGTCAAATAGATATTCTTTAGCGGCTAACGAATTAGAAGCTGTGAGAAAAGAGATAAAAGAAAGTGAAGATGATCGTTCTGCGTACAGCATGTTGAACGACGTGAACGCTATGGTCCAGGATCGGGAGCGTCCATTTTCTGAAAGAAGTGAAGAATGGGGAGAAAAGATAGAAGATTATCAATCCCAATTTCATAGTGATGAACGGTTCCAGAAGGCGTACGAAGCAGCAACAGGACACTTCAAAGCACACAACGATGAATTGCTCTCAGAAGATATTTATAACACCTATGAAGGAAAAGCTCCTGCTAAAGGGGAATTGGATGCAGATCCAAGATTCAATTCATTCTCTGACAGCACAAAAGCTCAACAGCTGAAAGATAATCTATTGGCTCAGACAAACCTGGATCAGTACGAAAGGGAGCAAAAACAAGAAAGTAACTATGAAGTTCTTATACATACTGCTACCAATAATTATCTGAGCGAAGAAGATCGAAGAGAACGTATAGAGACCGCATTTGGCAATCAAAAAATCTCCCACACGCAATACAGACGATTAAATACTATGGTGAGTACGGCACGGGAGCATACGCAATATACCTCCGCCCTGGACACGATAGAAGCATTTGTTCTCTCTGAGCTGATAGGCGTAAAAGAAAAAAAGGATATGAGCCAGAAACAGAGACAAAAGTATAATAAGTATTATACACAGCTTGTAAATGCGTTTAATGACCAGCTGCTTGCGAATGAAGATCAATTGAGTAATGAGTATATCCAGGAAGTAGCAGAATCAATGACGGACTTCGGCAACAAAAAATTTATAGAATACATACTCTACGACATCGGTGATAAGGCCTCATGGGAAGAAGGTGATGATGCTATAGAATTTGGACGCATGATCCAGGATGGTGATATATATAACTCTCCTGCAGTGTTAGGAGATTCGTATATTATGTATACCCTGACTAACGAGGGATGGCTGAGAGAAGACTTCGGAGATATGTACTATCGGATTGTCAATGATGACAAGGGGCCTATTTTTGAAGTTGACGGTTCACAGGTTGAAAGACTCCAGCCGACTATCCGTGAATGGCTGGAGCTGCAAGGATTACTAGATGATCTTCCGTATGGAGAAGATCTGGATTATGCAGAACAGGTGTATGACAATTTAACCAATGATGAGAAAAATAAACTTACCGATGAATTATCTCAATGGCTCAAGTCTCACGAAGAACCCCCGGAAGATATAGAAGGATTCACGAAAGAGCAGATAGATGCTGCATACACGGTCATGAACACCAGTATGCCGGTGGGGATACAGTATCGGATAGACGACCATGGAAATAGATATCCTGTTTATATAATGAAACAGAAAGACGAAGAACCATACTATTTCACGCTGGATGAAGATATGCCGACGTATGAAAAATCACCTACCGTAACACAAAAAGGTGTACCGTACTCTGGTGAGACTCCCACAAGAGGAAACGATGAGCAGTCTAAGGAATTGGCTGGAGACGTAGAAAATTGGAGCGATGACGAAAAATGGCAATACCTTATTCAAGCGAATGTTTCACCAGGGATGATCGAAGAAATACAATCCAGAAAGACAAGGTATGGAGCTATTACTGATAAAAAAATCCAAGATATCTCTGAAGAATTAGAAGTTGCACCAGATGCGGTAAAAACAGTATTGATGCTGTCATTGTCAAGTATTTCCCTGTCATCCGTCGTGCAAAACTCAAACCCATACCGCTCTCCCGAACTTCTTGCGCTTGTTCCGCTTGCAGCCATTACTCCCCGGAGAGCAATTTGTTTATCAGCAGGGATATT